ATGCTCTCCCTGGTGGGCCCCGATGGGATCATCCATCACAAGATCAACCAGACATCCACTGTCACCGGGCGAGTCAGTTCAAGTGATCCGAACCTTTAATTTTTGGGGGTTCTAAAACTCCGTGAACTCAGGGGAACCCCAGGCCGGGCAATCCTGAACCAAAGCCACCATATCTCCCAAAGAGGGACAAGATGGACATAAAGCATTACTACGAGAACACCGAGCTAACGCTAGAACAGATAGCGGCACGCACTGGTACCACATACAAGGTGGTATGGGGCTACGTCGCCCGCAACTACAGCAAACAGCACAGACAGCAGCGCAAACGTAACAGCTACCGCCTGTCCAAGATGGCTGACCTAAACCCGATGTACAACAAGCTGCGGGAGCAGCATCACAACTATGTCGGGCAAGTTGCGGATGGTAAGGGTTACCTAATGGTGCTCAAGCCTGACTGGTATACTGGGCGTAAGGGCAGTAAGCACGTCTTTGTGCATCATATAGTTATGTGCGGTCATCTTGGTATCACCGAGATACCGGCCGGGTGGTGCGTACACCACTGTGACGAGAACCCACATAACAACTGCATTGATAATCTCGTAATGCTTACTATGGGCGAGCATGCAGCATTGCACTCGTGGCTAGGCGCAACGACTATCTCGAAAGAGAGTACAGCCAAGTGGCTGGAAGCGCGGAGAGCAGCCAAGGCTGCTATGATATAGTCTACTCTGCATGGGAACATGCAGCAGCCCGTAAGGGCGGGCGGGGCCTAACGCACCCCGTTGAATTACAGACAAAACGTTCCGAAGGGAAACAACTCGAAGGTTAAGTCCGTCTTCGTGTCCAGGTTCGGCAGTGATGGGAAGATCATCCAGTCGGACTTCTCCTCTCTCGAGGTCTACATCCAGGCCATCCTGACCCAGTGCAAGCAACTCATTGAGGACTTGAAAGCGGGCCTGGACATGCACGTCAAGCGACTGGCCGCCAAGGAAGGCATCAGCTACGAGGAGTGCTTCAGGCGCTGCAAGGGGTACACACTGGAGGACGGCACCAAGGTACCGCCTGATCCGGCGTGGGACTACAAGCGGACGGGCGCCAAGCAGTTCAGCTTCCAGCGGGCATACGGCGCAGGCGCGCCCAAGATCGCAGCCTCGACGGGCATGGCTATCGAGGACGTGATCGCGCTGATCGAGGCTGAGGACCTGATGTACCCGGAGATTTCCGAGTTCTACGTCAAGCTGACGGCCGCCATCAAGTCCACCCGCAAGCCCACTGGGCGTGTCGTCCCGCACCCCGAGGTGCGTGGCCTGATGTGCCATATCGGCGAGGGTGTGTACAGGACGCCGGACAACAAGCTCTACCTGTACACCGAGCACCCGGCCCCGGAGTTCGCGGTCAAGCGCGGCGAGTTCCAGAACTTCAGCCCGACCGAGATCAAGAACTACGTGGTCCAAGGGGAGGGTGGTGAGTGGGCCAAGGCTGCGGACTACATTGCCACCCGTGAGTTCTACCGCCGCAAGAACTTCGATCACCGGGCTCTCCTGGTGAACCAAGTTCATGACGCCCAATATGCAGACGCTGCTGCGGAGGTTGCCTTCGAGGCCGCCGCCCTGTTGCACGCCAGCATGGAAGCCGCCTCTGACTACATGGAGTGGCGCTTCGATTGGCCCATCCCAGTTCCTGTACCGAGCGACACTACCTGGGGTCGCTCGATGATGGAAGAAGAACCCATCCCCGGAGTGCGGGCACGCGCCGCTGAGTTGCGGCTGGACATCCGCCGCCTGCAGATGGGTGGCTACACACCGAGCTTTGCTCACTAAGGAGAACGCATGACTTTCGATTTCAGCAAGCTGGACGCAGACCTGGGCGCCAAGGGCGTGGACCTGTCGCAGGCCAAGAGCGGCGGGGACTTTGAGCGGGAGGTGCCTGCGGCTGGCACGTGCCGCCTGCGGTTCGTCGGTTACATCGAGACCGGCGAGCACATGGACGAGTACCAGGGCAAGCCCAAGAAAGTGAACACCGCGTACCTGACCTTCGAGGTCAGTGGCCCCCGCCATCCGCCCGTCAAGACCCAGGATGGGAAGGAACTCCCGCACCTCATCACGTTCGACCTGAACGTGAGCCAGAGCGAGAAGGCCCACTACTACAAGCTGTTCAACAGGATGAACCACGAGGGCTCCGCAAAGCACTTCGTCGGCCTGCTCGGCAAGGCGTACAAGGGGGAGATCATCCACAAGCCCGGCAAGCGTAACGGGAAGGACGTTATCTACGTCGAACTGTACGACAAGAAAGCGGGCTCGTTCACCATCGCCCCCGCCTTGTACGACGACCCGGAGACTGGCGACATCAGGCCCCTGCCGGTGGCCCCCGCCAAGACCCCCATCCGCTGCTTTGTCTGGGCCCTGGCGGACAAGGCCATGTGGGACAGCATCTTCATCGACGGTGAGTGGGAAGCCCGCAAGGATGCCCAAGGGAACATCACCATGCCGGCCAAGTCCAAGAACCGCTATCAGAACGAGATTCGGGCGGCCATCAACTTCGCGGGCTCCCCGGCCCAGCTTGTGAGCGGGGCCCAGCCGCTGAACCTGGACCTGACCCCGGAGACCCCGGCACGGCCTGCGCCGGAGAAGGCCGCCAGCGCAGTGCCCCCGAAGGGCCGCAAGCCGGACGCCCTGGCCGCCCTGGACGACGACACCCCCTTCTGATGGACCTTCAGGACTCTATCCGTAAGGTGGAGGAGTCCAGCCAGCTCGCCAACGCCAGCCTCCCGCCCGTCCCCGGGCGGATGCTGCTGGTGGATGGTGATGGGCTGGCGTACTCCTGTGCCGGTAGCGACGACACCGACCCAGGCCAAGCCCGCATTAACATCCTGCAGAAGATCGAGCAGGGTATGCGGGCTGGGCGCTGCGAGAAGGCGTGCATTCTCCTCACAATGCCCGGTAGCCACAAGGGGCACCGCTTCGCCATCGCTACCGGCAAGCCTTACCAAGGGCAGCGCAGCAGCGGCAGGCGGCCCAAGAACTGGGCGTACCTTCGGAGCCTGCTGGAGAACAGCAAGCTACCGTACCCCATTGTCCGCACGTTCACGGCCGAGGCGGACGACTTGTTCGGCCGCGCCGGTAAGTCCCTCGGGTGGGACAACGTGGTGATCCTTACCGAGGACAAGGACATGCAGATGGTCCCCGGGCACCACCTATCCTGGCGGGACTTCAACTACGTCTGGGTACCCGAGGATGCCTGGGCAATCGAGGCCCATGGTAAGGTCTTCGGCCGCAAGTGGTTCTGGCTGCAGATGCTGCAGGGGGACACAGCGGACAACGTGCCGGGCCTCCCAGGGTACTTAAACGAGAAGGGCTCGTTCAAACCTATGGGTCCCGTGACCGCGGCGAAGTTCCTGGCGGACTGCAAGGACGAGGCCGAGTCACGGGCCGTCGTGTACGGCCTGTACCGAAACACCTTCCTCGCCAACGCGGCTATCGCTATGGCTGAGCAGGCAGTCCTCCTATGGATGCGCCGGGATGCGGGCTCCACATGGGTGGACGTGTTCCGCGAGGGTCATCCTTTGCAGGGATGGCTCGGATGTCCTGCATTCCAGGAGATCGCCGAGAGAGTGGCGGCGGCGGACGAGCTGAACAAACTGAGGGATACGGTATGTCCACCTTGCCCCGCAAGCTGAAGTTCTCTGAGGTAGCCGATGTACGGGAAAGCCTTCTGGCCCAGCAGGGCGGGAAGTGCAACCTATGCAAGCTACCCTGTACTTCGGACGAGGCTGTGCTCGATCATGACCACGACACCGGAGCTATCCGGGGTGTGCTCCATAGGGGATGCAACTCTCTTCTGGGCAAGGTCGAGAACAACCACAAGAGGTACGGAGTCAAGAGCCTCCCGGCATTCCTGGGTGGCGCCTCGGCCTACCTGAGCACCCACCGCGAGAACCGCACTGGGCTTCTGCATCCGACCCACAAGACGGCCGACGAGAAGCGAATCGCCCGCAACGCCAAGGCGCGCAAGCGCCGGGCTTCCAAGGAGACCTGATTGACCCAACCCAAGATCAAGACCATCGACATCGAGACCAGCCCGCTGGAGTCCTACACCTGGGGCCTGTGGAACGTCAACGTGGGCGTGCCGCAGATCAAGACCGAGTGGTCCATCCTCTCGTTCGCCGCCAAGGACATCGGCCGAAAGCGGGTGCGCTACATGGACGCAGGCGGACGTGGCGCCAGCAAGGTCCGCGATGACTACCATCTGATTCAGGCTCTGTGGCATGAGTTGCACGAGGCGGACATCGTGGTAGCCCAAAACGGCAAGCGGTTCGACGTGCGCAAGATCAACGCCCGCCTGATCCAGCATGGCTTCAGCCCGTACTCGCCGATCAAGGTGGTGGACACCAAGGTCGAGGCCCAGAAGGTGGCGATGTTCACATCGAACCGCCTGGAGTGGCTGTCCAAGCACCTGACCGAGACCGAGAAGTCCAAGCACACCAAGTTCCCTGGCTTCGAGCTTTGGGTGCAGTGCCTTGCAGACAACCCGGCGGCCTGGGCGGAAATGAAGAAGTACAACATCCCCGACGTGGTTTCCACGGAGGAGCTGTACCTTCGGCTGCGCCCGTGGATCGTCGGGCATCCGAACCTCGCTGTCTACAACGAGGCTGGCGAGGTGGTTCAATGCCCGAAGTGCGGGAGCCATGACATCCGCCGTGAAGGGGAGTGGCATACCCAGGTCAACACCTACCCGCGCTTCCTGTGCCATGATTGTGGTGGCTGGTCGCGTGGGCGCTTCACTACCACAAGCACGGAGCGGCGCAAGCTGCTGCTGGTGAACTGATGACACGGCCCATCAAAATCACCCACCAGGGCGCGCAGCGCACCTTTGTGGCCGTGCGGGACGAGCGTGCCTGTGTGGGGTGCGTTGCATTTCATGACGATGATCTCTGTGTTTCGTTGAGCGATCACGGATGCCTGGATGCCCTCATCGAATATAACTGGCAGGAGACAACAATGTCCCAAGAACAGGACCCCACGGGCCGTGATGCCCACGCACCCGGCGCCAAGCTGGACGCCGGCAAGAACCGCCTGAGCCTCGTACTCGGGGGCTTCACTCGAGCCCTCCAGGAGGTCGGCAAGGTTGGCACCTTCGGGGCCGCCAAGTACACCGACAACGGATGGGTCTCGGTGCCCAACGGTCAGGCCCGCTACACGGACGCTATGTTCCGCCACCTCCTCAAGGAGGCCGAGGGTGAGGCCAACGATCCGGACAGCAAGCTGAAGCACGCGGCGCACGCCGCCTGGAACGCGCTGGCCCGCCTGGAGCTGGCCCTTATTGAGGAGGCCAATGAGAAACGGTGAGCATCCCCAGGCATTGACCCTCTCCCTCCTCATTCATGCCGAGGGTCTACGTGTCGCAGGCGTGGACTTCGATGAGGGCATCCACACGGTCATTGACAAGTACCTCACGGAGCGGGACTTCAACGACGAGCGCAAGGCAGACCTGTACGCCCTGTTGGCAGAGAAGCTGAAGCCCAACATGCTCCACTCCCAGATGCGCGAGGTATGCGATGCCTGCCTCAAGCTGAACGCCACACACTGGAGCTTCAAGCATGGCCGGTGAATTGATCCTGAAGGCGGTCGAGTTCGACAAGACCTCGGCTGCCTTCCGCAAGCAGTACAAGGACGAGGCCGCCCTGCATAAGGCAGGGTGGATTGTCCAGCCCAAGTACGATGGGGTCTTTGGTATGGCCTGCATCCGTGAGGAGCTGATGCAGAGCCGCATGCTTAGTCGCACTGGTGAGGACTACACTCTCCAATGCCAGCACATCATCCAGTCCCTGTGGGCCGCCCTTATGTACGTTCGCGGCGAGGGCTGGTACGGTGCGGTGGTTCTTGGCGAAGTGTGGCACCCCGAGCTACCTCAGCGCACGATCTCCGGGGACTTCCGGCGGCACAAGCCAGCGCCCCATCTGATCTTCATGGCGAACGACCTTCTGCCCATGGCAGCGGACGGTATGGCGGCGGACACCAAGTGCCAGTACAGCGCGCGA